CTCACGTATATTATGAACTGGCAGACCAATTTACATTTGATGTTCCAAATGCAAAGTTTGCTCCAGCGTATCGTAATAAGTATTGGGACGGAAAAATTCGCCTTTTCTCTACACAAACGGGCGAAATCTATGTCGGTCTTTTAGATAGAATTATAAGATTCTGTGAAAATCACGAATACACTTACGAATTTAGAGATAACAAATTTTACGGATTACCTTTTGAGGTCAATGAAGGTATTTCCAAAGAAGGTGTAAAAGATTATATGACGGCAATTAGCAGGCATTCCCCAAGAGATTATCAAATTGAGGGAGTATACGACGCTTTAAAACATAATCGTAAGTTATTGATATCTCCAACTGCTTCTGGAAAGTCTCTAATGATATATTCTCTTGTGAGATATTACGTTGAGAAGCAACAAAATATTCTCGTAGTTGTTCCAACGACTTCCCTTGTAGAACAAATGTATAAAGATTTTGCAGATTATGGATGGGATGTTGGTTCATATTGTCACAAAATCTATGCGGGAAAGGAAAGAGAGACTGATTCTCAAGTGATTATTACTACTTGGCAGTCTATTTACAAACTTCCCAAGCAATATTTTTCCAGATTTAATGTTGTTGTGGGAGATGAAGCACACCAGTTTAAATCCAAGTCATTAATATCTATAATGACAAAACTTTGCGATGCAAAGTACCGTTTTGGATTTACAGGAACACTAGATGGTTCTCAGACTCATAAGTGGGTTCTAGAAGGTTTGTTTGGACCTTCATATAAGATTATCAAAACTGATGAACTTATGCAAAAAGGTCATCTTGCAAAATTAGATATTAAAGTTCTTCTATTGAAGCATTCTCCAAGAAGATTTGAAACTTTTGAGGATGAAGTTCAATATATCATCAATCATCAAAAGAGAAATAACTTTATAAAAAATCTTGCACTAGACCTAAAAGGAAATACACTGATTCTTTTTAGTAGGGTAGAAGGGCACGGACAACCACTTTACGAACTCATAAATAATAGTAAAGTTGATAATCGCCATGTATTTTTTGTTCATGGTGGTATTGATACTGAACAAAGAGAATTAGTTAGAGAAATTACTGAGAGAGAAAATAATGCTATTATCGTTGCCTCTTACGGTACTTTTTCTACTGGTGTCAATATTAGAAATCTGCATAATGTTATATTTGCTTCCCCTAGCAAGTCAAGAATACGAAACCTTCAATCAATCGGAAGAGTACTCAGAAAAGGGGAAAATAAAGTAAAAGCAACTTTATATGACATTGCCGATGATATCAGTTATAAATCAAGAAAAAATTACACTCTTAATCACTTAATTGAAAGAATTAAAATTTATAATGAAGAAAATTTTAATTATGATATTGTAAACATACCGCTTAAAGACTAATGACAGAAGAATTCTACTGTATATTAAAATTAGTATCTGGCGAAGAACTTTTATCTATCGTATCGGTAGATGATAGTGATGATGAAATATTATTAATACTTCAAAATCCTGTTGTTATGAAAATGGTTCAATCTCCTAATGGAAATTCTCTTTTAAAGATACAACCATGGATGGAATTATCTGAAGAGGATATCTTTTTCATAAGAATGGATAAAGTCATAACAATGACTGAAACTACAGATGAAAAATTAATTTCAATCTATCAAAGTTATTTCTCTAACGAAATTGAATTGTATGTTCCAGGCGGTGAAGTTAAGGTCTCAAACGAAATGGGATATCTCTCTTCCGTTGAAGAAGCCCGTAATAAACTAGAAAAAATCTTTAAAGGTATTAAAGAGGCTTAATTGATCTAGATTATTATCTTCAACGGGAACAAACCTATTCTAATCATAATTTCCATAGTTGTCAAGCCCTTGATTTATGTGGTATAATAAACATAACTTATAACAAAAAGAATACAATGTTATGCCAAAAAAGAAATCAGAACATTATGTGAATAATAAAGAACTTTTAGAAGCACTTATTATTCATCGTGAAAAGGTTGCAAGAGCAAAAGATGCAGGATTACCTAAACCTCGCATTAGCAACTATCTTGGAGAATGCTTTTTAAAGATTGCAACGCACCTTTCATATAAACCCAATTTTGTGAATTATATGTTCCGTGAGGATATGATATCTGACGGAATTGAGAACTGTGTTCAATATATTCATAATTTCAATCCAGAAAAGTCTCAAAATCCTTTTGCATATTTTACTCAGATTATTCATTATGCATTCTTGAGAAGAATTCAAAAAGAAAAGAAGCAGTTGGATATTAAAACTAAGATTATTGAAAGAACTGGATTTGATGAGGTTATGACTGTTGATGACGGATTTCTTTCTGGCAGTAATTCTGATTACAACACAATGAAAGATAACATTCAGTATCGTGGTAGCCGTTGACCTTGACTTGTTGGGTCTCTTTGTGGTATACTTAAAATTCGGAAACTAATGTCTATGCGTATTGCAATTTTAACTGATAGTCATTTTGGGGCAAAAAAAGGTTCTAAGCACCTTCACGATTACTTTGAACTCTTTTATAAGAATGTATTTTTTCCTGCTCTTGAAGAACATGGGGTAGAGGCAGTCATTCATATGGGCGATGCCTTTGATAGTCGTAAGTCAATTGATTATCAAAGTCTGGAGTGGGCAAAGAGAGTTGTTTTTGAACCTCTCAAGAAGTATGATGTCCATATGATTGTTGGTAATCATGATTGCTATTATAAGAATACTAACGATGTAAATTCTCCAGCACTTCTTCTTAAAGATTATCCAAATGTAAAAACTTACAGTTCCCCAACAAATACTAAAGTTGGCGGGATTGATATAACCTTTATTCCATGGATTTGTAGCGAAAATTATGAGGAAACTTTAAAAGTCATTAAAAAATCTAAGGCAAAGGTTGCTATGGGGCATCTGGAACTGCAAGGATTTCGTGTAAATAAGCATTTGATAATGGAGGACCATGGACTGGAAGCGAATCTTTTTTCAAACTTCACAAAGGTATTTTCTGGTCATTACCACACTCGTTCTGATAATGGAACTGTGTTCTATCTCGGTAATCCTTATGAAATGTATTGGACGGATGTAAATGATACTCGTGGGTTTCATATCTTTGATACTGAAACTCTAGAGCATACGCCAATCAATAATCCTTATAAGTTATTCTATAATGTTTATTATGAGGATACTCCACATCAAACTTTCAATGTTGATGAATACTCCAATAAAATTGTTAAAGTTATAGTTCGTAAAAAATCTAAACCAAAAGATTTTGAAAAGTTTATTGATAAACTTTATAGTGCTGGAATTCAAGATTTGAAGATTGTAGAAAATTTTGAAATTCAGGAGAGTGAAGAATTTGAAGTTGATGAAGAAGAAAATACCATTACAATTTTAAATCGTTATATTGATGAATCTGAATCATCTTATGATAAGAATATTATTAAAGGGATTCTTCAGGAAATATATAAGGAAGCTTGTGAGGTTGAATAATGTATCTTTTAACTTTGAAGGGTAGAAAGGATGATGGAGCTTTTGCTATAAGTGATAAGTATGGTGAAAAAGTCCTTTTCTTGTTTGAGGAAGAGGATGATGCCATTCGTTATGCAATGATGGTTGAAGAAGACCCCGACTACCAAAAAGAAATGGAAGTTGTAGAAGTTGATGATGAACTTGCAATAAAGACTTGCAAGATGTATAATTACAAGTACGCTGTAATTACTCCTGACGATATTGTTGTTCCTCCCAAATTATGATTCTCTTTAAAAAAATCAAGTGGAAAAATTTTCTAAGTACTGGTAATACTTGGACAGAAATTGATTTTCAAAAAAATCAAACCAATCTAATTATCGGAACAAATGGTGCAGGCAAATCTACTGTTTTAGATGCTCTTACCTTTGTTCTTTTTAATAAACCATTTAGAAAAATTAATAAACCACAATTAGTCAATACGACAAATGAAAAGGATTGTTGTGTTGAGATTGAATTCACAATCAATAATAGAAATTATTTGGTTCGTCGTGGAATTAAACCAAATATTTTTGATATTGAAGTTAATGGAGTACCCCTACACAAAGAATCTGATGATAGGTTGAATCAAAAAATTCTTGAGGAAAATATTCTAAAAGTAAACTATAAGTCTTTTACTCAAATTGTTATTTTAGGTTCAAGTACCTTTGTTCCTTTTATGCAATTGACTACGGCACATCGCCGTGAGGTTATTGAAGATTTGCTTGACATTAGAATATTCTCCGCAATGAATGTTCTCATCAAAGAAAAAATTCGTTCTAGAAAGGATGAAATTAAATCTCTTGAATTGAAAAAAGAAACCCTTAAAGATAAGGTTGATATGCAAAGGAGATTTATTGAGGAATTAGAAAATCGTGGAAATGCCAATATAAACTCCAATAAAGAAAAGATTGCCAATCTGGACACTGAAGTTGGCATTTACATTACAGAAAATGCTAAAATTGAAGAAAGTATTTTTGGGTATGTAAAGGAACAAGAAGAAGTTACTGGGTCTGCGGAAAAGTTAGGAAAACTTAACAATTTGAAGGGTAAAATCTCTCAAAAAGTATCGGTGATTACCAAAGAGCATAAGTTTTTTACTGAGAATACGGTATGCCCAACTTGTACTCAAACTATTGAAGAAGAGTTTCGGTTAAATAGAATTGCAGATGCTCAAACTAAAGCAAAGGAACTCCAACAGGGATTCAAAGAACTAGAGGAGACCATAAAGTTTGAAGAAGAAAGAGAGCGTCAATTTGTAGTTCTATCAAAGGAGATTACGAAACTCAATCATGAGATTTCTCAAAACAATACTCGGATATCCC